ACAGATTCTGAGGCATCGATCTTTTACCTTTCAAGAGTTCAGTCAGAGGTATGCTGAAAGTAGTAACTTCATGCTATCGGATGCTAGGCTTCAAGACTTAAAGAATCGGCAAGCCTCTTTAGAGACCGATAGAGCCGATCTGAAGGCTAGGTGGTACTCTGACCAGTCCGAAGTGCTAGAAACGGCTCTACGGGCCTATAAAGGGGCTTTGCAAGCAGGTATAGCGAAAGAGGTAGCTCGTAAGGTATTGCCCGAAGGGTTAACCATGAGTAGAATGTACGTTAATGGTACGCTTAGGTCTTGGATTCACTACGTGCAGCTTAGATGTGGGCCTGAGACGCAGAAAGAGCATAGAGAGATAGCATTAAAGTGTCGTACAATATTGGAGGATTTATGTCCAACAGTAATGAGCAGCCTACAACACCCTGTAGTTTAGAATGTAACTTTAATTATGAGAAAGGATTTTGCCTATCATGCCTAAGAACAATGGACGATCTAAGGAACTGGTCAACAATGACGCAACAACAGAGAAAGGACAGAATGACAGAACTAATCCAATTGAGAATACTATTCAACCAGTAAAGATTGTAAGCATGGCTATCAACCAGAATGGTGTATTTTTTGGACTTGGTGACGATGGTAAGGTGTACAGGCTTGGTGATGGTTATAAGTGGGAGACACTACAATGAGGTGCGCCAGCTGCGACTCAATCCTTAGCGACTTCGAGGCTACCAGGAAAGGTGCTTTCAGTGGACAGTACATTGATATGTGTAACTCTTGTTTTGCTACCATCAATGACCAAGTGTATGCAATTGAAAGGACTGACTTAGAGCATGATTCCGACTCTTTTGATCAAGAATTAGATGATTCACTTGACAATAAGCACGATAGCTACTAATATAATACTATATAGTACTACATAGCTTTAAAGCATTCTAAGAATATAATTATAAATATTTATTAATAGTTAACTACATAGAAAGGTAGGGCTTCAATGGATTATGATCAGGAAGTAGATAACTACTGGTGGTGTGTCCAGGATCTTGCAGAACATATGCACCATAAAGGGGTCTCAGAGGTTCTTATAGACGTTCTTAGGCAGTACGATAGGGTAAGGCATAGGGAAGTGAACAAAGCCGCTGTAGAGGCTTCTAAGGCCCTTGCTGAGCATTCACCATTTTAACTAAGGAAAATCATGAAAAACTTTACTAATTACATCATCGTAGGTCTTATTGTCCTAATTGTAGGCTTCTTCCTTGGCTTTAAGGCGCAGCAAATAGTCATTGAGAACGAATGCGTCAAGCTAGGTGGCTTCTACTTTGGGAATAATGTTTACCAGTGTGTGTCTTCTAAGTAAGGGTGAGAGATGAACGGATACGGTGCAAGTTGGTATCGACACTGCCTTGTGGTGCGAGACGGGATGTTGATAATTGTGCTGGATAAAAGACGGAGGGCTACAGTATGAGCACAGAGGCTATGAAGCAAGCACTGGAGGCGTTGGAAACACTTGACGCTGGCGATACCTACAAAACACACAATGCCGCTACAACATTACGCAAAGCCATAGAGCAGGCAGAGAAGCCTTGGGTTAAGACGTATGCGGGAGGAAAGCCTAACTACACAACACCTGTTGTACACTCCAGCGACATATCAGCAGAATGTGTCGATGAAACGGCAAAACGTAAACATGAGTGGGTTGGTCTGACGGATGAGGAAAAGAACGATGAAACTAACAATTGACATTGATCCAGAAGAGTATGATAAAATAATATCTAAAGCATTAAGAGAGCATTTGGATCTTAACAAGGCTTTTCTTGAGAACAGAAAAGATGATACAGGGATGCCTATCTTTTATGTTGATAAAGAAAAGGATATAAAGAGAATCGAAGAACATATTAAGGCATTCAAACTAATGATCTCATATTATGGCTAAACAACTATCTACACATCAACCCTGCCCTGACTGTGGGTCTAGCGATGCACTGACAGTCTATGATTGGGGTACGAAGTGTTTCTCTTGTGGTGCAAGGCATTTCAACAACGAAGGCAAACCAATGGAAAGGAACTTCACTGTGCACACCGCACTGGTAGCACCCACTGATCTATCATATGAATCTGTGCATGATCGTGGTATTACTAAGACTACCTGCCAGGACTATGGGGTAGGTGTATTCAACAACAGTTACTACTTTCCTTACTATGCTGATGATAATCGTATTGCAGCATATAAGAAGCGTGGTACAACAGAGAAGAAATTCTCTATCGAAGGATCGTGGAAGGAAGCTAGGCTTTTTGGTCAACAGTTGTTTAACAAGGGCGGTAAGTATGTCACCATTGTAGAAGGAGAGTTTGATGCACTTGCAGCGTATCAGATGTTGGGTTCAAAGTATCCTGTCGTATCTATTAGGAATGGTGCAGGCTCTGCACTTGCAGACTGTAAAGCACACTTTGAATGGATCGACTCGTTCGAGAATATCGTTGTATGCTTTGACTCTGACGAACAGGGCACAGTTGCTGCTACTCAGGTGGCTGAGTTATTTGGGCCAAAGACCAGAGTATTCAAGCATGAGCAAGGCTACAAAGATGCGTGTGACTATCTATCCGCATCAGAAGGCAAGCGATTCATAGATAAGTGGTGGCAAGCTGAGCAGTATGTACCAGATGGCATTGTAGCTGGTAAAGGGCTATGGGATCTGGTTAACCAACCAGTAGAGAAGGCAGATGTAATGTATCCCTACCAAGGCATGAATGATCTTACTTATGGTATTCGTACAGGTGAGTTGATTACAGTCACCGCAGGCTCTGGCTTAGGTAAGTCACAGTTCTTACGAGAAATCGTGTATCATATCCTGAAGAACAGTAACGATAACATTGGTCTATTGTTCCTAGAGGAATCAGTGAAGAAAACAGCGAAGAGTCTTATGTCTTTGTCTGTCAATAAACCCTTACACTTGCCAGACTGCGAGGTAACACAAGATGATTTACGAAATGCTTTTGATGATACTCTTGGCACTGATCGCTTATTTTTCTTTGACCATTTTGGATCGACAGCAGTTGATAACATCATTAATCGTGTTCGATTCATGGCTAAGGCAATGTCTTGCAAGTATGTGTTCTTGGATCATGTGTCGATTGTCGTTTCATCGCAAGACAATGGAGACGAAAGAAAAGCACTAGATGAGATTATGACAAGACTTAGAATGATCGTGCAAGAAACTGGCATAGCATTGTTCGCAGTTAGTCATCTGAAGCGTCCAGACACCAAAGGCCATGAGGAAGGTGCGGTTACCTCTCTAAGCCAGTTACGAGGCTCAGGATCGATTGGTCAGTTGTCCGACATAGTACTAGGTCTGGAGCGTAACGGACAGGCTGATGATCCTGTAGAGAGGCATACAACCAGGGTAAGGGTGCTCAAGAATCGCTTTGCGGGTTTGACAGGCCCTGCGTGTTCGTTGTATTATAGTAGGGACACAGGAAGAATGACGGAACGATTCGATGAGCCTTTATAATTTAATTGGAGATACTGATGAAGGTTTTAGTTGCTTGTGAATACTCGGGTGTTGTTCGTGATGCTTTCATAGCAAAAGGACATGACGCAATGAGTTGTGATTTACTTCCAACAGATAGAGAAGGGCCACACTATCAAGGAGATGTTTTCGATATTATTAACGATGGCTGGGATCTAATGATTGCTCATCCTCCTTGTACTTATTTGACATACGCTGCCACACGGCATTGGAATAAACCTGGACGAGAAGAATTAAGGAACGAAGCATTAAAGTTTTTTCTTGATTTATATGTTGCAGATATTCCTAAAGTAGCTGTAGAAAATCCAGTTGGATATGTTAACACAGTTTGGAGAAAACCAGATCAAATTATTCATCCTTATTATTTTGGAGATCCTGTCCAAAAAAGGACTTGTCTTTGGTTAAAGAATTTACCTTTGCTAGACTATTCGAAGACTAAATTGCCTAAGCCAGAGCCTATTTATATTTGTAAGGGAGAGAAGCGCAAAGGCAAGGCTATTAACTGGGTAGAAGGTTTGGGTGGAAGTTCTAAAGAAAACCCTCGTTGGAAGATTCGTAGTACAACCTTTCAAGGAATTGCTAACGCTATGGCAGAGCAGTGGGGATGAGAACCTTAATACTTGATATAGAAACGAATACTAAACATGATACTATCTGGTGCTGTGTTACTAAAGATATTTATTCTGGTGAGGTTAATGTATGGACGGAAGTAAAAAGTTTGAGAAACTATCTAAGAAAGGACGACAAGTTAGTTGGTCACAACATCGTTGGATTCGACATACGGATATTGAATCGGCAATGGAATTTGAAGATAACTTTGAACCAGTTAGTAGATACGTTAGTGATGTCGAGACTACTAAACCCGAGCCTAGAAGGAGGACACAGTCTAAAAGAGTGGGGAAAGAGGCTAGGGAATTACAAAGGAGATTTCACGAACTTTGATGGTGGTTTGTGTGATGAGATGGTAGAGTATTGTAAGCAGGACGTAGAGGTAACGCATCAGTTGTACAATTTATTGACAAATGAACTAAAAAGATGGGATCAGAGGTGTATTGATCTTGAACATAAAGTAGCACATATCATAGGAAGGCAGGAAAGACATGGATTTAAGTTGGATATTTCTAAGGCTATCGGGCTTGTTGCAGATTGGAAGACAATGCTCTCAAACATTGAAGAAAGGCTCCAGAGCGTCTTCCCGCCAGTTGTAGTAGAGAGGTATTCAGATAAGACTGGAAAGCGTTTAAAGGATCATATAGAGGTGTTTAACCCTGGTAGTAGGCAACAAATAGCGGATAGACTTATTTCTCTTGGTTGGAATCCTAAGCAGCATACTGAGAAAGGACAGGTGAAAGTAGATGAAACTATCTTGGCAGGAATTGATCTACCAGAAGCAAAATCCATCGCTGAGTACTTACTGCTTCAGAAACGGGTGGCTCAGGTTAGCTCCTGGATTGACGCTGTATCTGAAGACGGACGGGTTCACGGTAAAGTCATCACCAATGGAGCAGTAACAGGTAGGATGACACACCATAGCCCTAACATGGCACAGGTTCCTAGTGGATCTAGCCCTTGGGGTAAAGAGTGTAGGGATTGTTGGATCGTAGACGAAGGTAAGTTACTTGTTGGTGCAGATGCAAGTGGCTTAGAACTGAGAATGTTGGCTCATTATATGAGGGATCAGGATTATGTACGAGAAGTCTGTGAAGGTGATATTCATACCAAGAACCAAAATGCAGCAGGTCTTCAAACAAGACCACAAGCGAAGACGTTCATCTACGCATTCCTATATGGGGCAGGTCCAGCCAAGATCGGGTCAATTGTGGGTGGCGGCGAACAAGAAGGCAAAAAGCTCATTAAGTCTTTTCTGGATAA